TCGCGATGATGCTCGATGCGCCGTTCATGCCACTTGTCTTCAATGCGTCGGCAGCGCTCCGGGTGCGCCCGTCGTCGATGTAGACGAACGAGAACTGGTCGACCGGCGCGTCGGTGACGATGTACGACTTGAACGTCACCTTGCCGAAGTAGCCTGCAGCACAGCGATGGCCGAGATCCTGGCCAACGCCGTCGGTGTTGAAAATCAGCGGCTGGCCTGTAGCGTGCCACTCGCCGATCTTCATCGCGTGGTAGTACTTCCGCACGTCCGCAAACTCGGTCGGGCGGTTGACAGGTGTGCGGAACAGGAAGTCTTCCGCCATCCTGGGCGTCACGTCGTACCACCCGTTGGGAAGGGTGAGCGGCCCTGGCGGCGGACGCTTCTTGGCCTCAGCGGCGAGCGCCTCCATGGCCTCCTTGAACGCCGCCTTGCTGGCGGTGCCAAGGTCGAGTTCGACAGCTGGAGCCCAGCCGTCGCCGGTAACATACGCTGACACGATCGTAGCCTTTCAGTGCCGCAGTTGATGGCGCGATGGCCAGTGGGCACGCAGGCAAGGTGAGCTTGCCTTGATCGCTAGTCAAGCCCAGCTTACATTGCTGAGATGGACAAAGCGCTCCAGGAAGCGATCAGACGGGCCGGCACTGCCACTGAGCTGGCGCGTAGGCTGGGGATCGCCAAGCAGGCGATCTACCAGTGGGACCGCGCACCGATCATGCGCGTGCTGGCGATCGAGCGCCTGACCGGCGTGTCCCGTCACCAGCTGCGGCCAGATATCTACGGCCCCGCGACCAAGCAGGACGCCTGATGCCGCCAGCGCGACGCCCCAGGAGCCGCCAGACGGCGTCGAGGCCCCGGCCGCTACCCGACGTCCCCGATCCCCGCCAACCCCGCTCCTGCACCTTCTGTGGCTCGCCACGGGCATGGTTCGGCTACGGACCGCCGCTGACCCCGAAGATGACCTGGGTCTGCCGGGAGCACCGCGCCGAGGTCGATCCGGAGAGCGTGCTGCCGGAGTGGCTGCGATGAGCGACAGGGACGACATCCCGCTGGGCGAGCAGCTGGAGCAGCTCTGGGCAGACATGCTCACCGCCGAGGCGACGGCCCGCAGTCAGGTCCACATCGACGCCGGCAACCGGCGACGCGGGCTGAGCGACGGCCAGGAGCTGGTGGGCATCATGGGGGAGGCTCAGTTCGCCAAGGATTTCCGCCAGCCGCTCGATCTCTCTCTGAAGGTTGGCGGCGACGCCGGCTACGACTTCGTCCTCCCGCTGCGCTACACGGTCGACGTCAAATGCTTCCGCAAGGCGCAGAACCTGATCCATGAGCAGGGCAGAGTGAAGGCCGACATCTACGTCCTGGCCGGCTTCATCGATGAACCGATGCGGGCTCACCTGATCGGGTGGGAGTGGGGGCGTAATCTGGCGAAGGCGCCGGTCCGGGACTTCGGCCACGGGGTGATCAGCCACTACATCCCGGTCGGCGCCCTGCGTCCGATCGAGCAGCTGCTCGGGCGCACCATGCACCTCCGGTGATAGACATGCCGGCTTTTCGCCTGGTTTTTGCGTGTTTTGGGTGTTTCACGCCGGGTTTTTGCGTGTTTTGCCATCGTTTTGCGTGCTAGCGCCGGCCTTTTCACCGGTTCAGTCCTTCCGCGGGTCTTCCCGGTCGCGTCTGCGGGTCACTTTGCCCGCCAGGATGCCGTCGGAGATCGCCCGGTTGATGGTGCCCTGTGGCCGGTCGAACCGTTCGGCGATCGCCCGGTAGGGCGTGCCCTCTTCAGCCATCCGGAAGATCTCGGCGCGCTCCTCGTCGGAGATCGGGCGTGATTTGCGGCGCTGCTGGGCCATCCCCTGTGGCTCCCGACTCGTGGTGATTGCCAGGATAGCGCCGAACGCGAACTACGGTCGGCCGGGTCGCGCGCGCACCTCTGGTGTCGGCGCCATGCGATTGACCTCCTCGATCGACAACGGCTTGCGCCACTGCATCGTCACGATCGCACCTTCGCCGACCGCCTCGATCAGCGGCTCGTCAGTGCCGCACATCGCGAAAATGCGATCCCGGACTGCCTCGATCCTGCGTCGTGTGGTCGGGCTCCAACGGAGCACCGGCACCGGCCCGGCCCGCTCTTGCTGGCACAATGACAGCTGCCAGAGCGGGCGCCCGCCAGCGTAGACCTGTCACGTCATCCCGATGTTGCAGGTGAGGCCAGCCGAGACATCCGGACCGGCGCGCCAGAAGTGACCAGGGACGATCTGCGTGTCGGGGTCGAACACCGGATGCGCCAGGGCAAACTCGATCTGCGATCTCATGCTTGCTTCTTCTCCCTCCGAAACTCGTGCTGTCGCACCGCGTGGCAGATCAGGCAGCGCAGCCACGTCCTGCCGGTCTTGCTGTGCCGGACCAACCTGCTGTTGCCGTGGTGCAGCAGGTGGCCGGCGCGGCAGCGCCTTACGCCTGCCGCCTCTCGCCCGGTGCCCCGAACGTCTCCTCCTGCTCCTTCATCTTCCACCAGACCCATCCGGGTTTGTAACCATGTGACCGGGCATATGCCTGCAGCTCCTCCTCGGTGCGCCGCGCGCGCAGTAGCTGGCGGTACGACATCCGGGTGATGTAGGCGAACTGGTCTACCACCAGCTCCTTCATCGGTGCGCCGTCCATCTCCAGGATCTTGCGCGGCTGCGGCCGGAGCGCACCGCACTGCGAGCAGCTGCGCCGATCGGCGTGGTTGCGCTGGCCGCACTGGTTGCACAGCCAGGGCTTCAGCGCGCCGCAGTTGGAGCAGCTCGGCCGCTGCGCCGGGTTGAGCACGCCGCACGCGATGCAGTCCCACGGCGCCGGCTTCACGACCTTGCCTGGCTTTTTGTCGACCCCGTCCAGGCTCCAGTCCCGCGGCTCGGTCGGCAGGCCGTGCTCGCAGCAGTTCCTGGCATGGTCGAGCACCGTGAGGTGGCCACCGTTGGCCTTGGGGCGCATGCCCCTGCCGATCTGCTGCAGGCACATGGTCAGGCTCTTGGTCGGGCGGAGCAGGATCACGCAGCCGACGCTCGGCACATCCAGGCCCTCGGAGATGATCTCGCAGGAGGTGAGAACCTGCGTGCGACCGTCTGAGAGGCCCTGGATGGCAGCGTCACGCTCGTCCTTGGGCATGCCGCCGTGGACAGCCTGCGCCCGGTAGCCGGCGTCCTGGAAGGCCCTGGCGACGTCGGTCGCGTGCTTCACCGTGACGCAGAACACCATCGCCGTGGTGCCCTCGGGCAGCTTCTTGAACTCCTCCACCGCGTCGCCGGTCACGTTCTGCGCGCGCCCCTCCAGCTGACCCTCGTCGTAGTCGCCCGCGATGGTCTTCAGGCCGGTGGTGTCGATGGTCGCCGACGGGATGAACACCTTGGTCGGCGCCAGGAAGCCACCGTCCACCAGCTCCTGCATGCTCGGGCCGGACACGATCGCATCGAAGTGCCCGCCGCAGTGCTTGCCGAGGCCCTTGCCGTCGAGCCGGGCCGGCGTCGCCGTTACCCCGAGCAGCCGGGCGTCGGGCTGCGCTGCCAGAAGCTTGGTCCAAGTGGTCGCGACTGCGTGATGCGCCTCGTCGATCACGATCAGGCCGAACGTGGGGAGCAGATCCAGGCGCCTCGCCACGGTCTGGATCGAGGCGACGATCACCTGGGCGTCATGGTCACGGTCCTGGCCGGCGGCGACGATGCCGTGCGCCACGCCGAGCTGGTCGAGCTTCGCGCTCGCCTGCCGGATCAGCTCGCGGCGGTGCGCCAGGACCAGCGTACGGGTGCCCTTCGCGACGGCGCCCTTGATGACATGGGCGAACACGACGGTTTTGCCGCCACCCGTGCTGAGCTGGTACAGCGGCGCGCGGGCGCCACCGCGGACCGCGTCACGCAGCCGCTCGATGTCGGCGGTCTGGTAGGGGCGGAGGGTGAGGGGTTCGGACATGGGATACTCCTGAGGAGAAGGCGTTCTTGGGCTCCTCAGACTTATGAACCATCAGGGACCGTCTGTCAAGTTTCGGCGCGTGGGTCGAGCAGAA